TACAGGTTGCTCAGTAGGTGCTGGTGCTTCCTCGCCATTGGTGGGAACTGGTTGCGCTTCTGTATCTACGGCAACAGGCTCTTCGTCAATAGCAATTCCGTTTTCATCCAGCGCAGTACCAGCCATGACCAAACCTTCTGGAGTAAAGACATAAACAGCCGCACCAGAAATCAGCATAGGCATATCAGCCTCAGGAGTATCCACCAAAGGTAGACCTTGTTCTGCGCGTGACTCGTTAATTGTCTTGCCACCTGAACGCTTTTGGATTTCATCGCGCATAGCGGTTTCCTGAGTATTGGTGCGCTCGCTTGGTGCAAGGCGGAACTCTAGTTCGCGTGGCATACCTAACCAGCGATATGACAATGCACTAAGCATCTGACTAATCCAGTTAGCAGTAGGGATAACTCCGATTGCTTCGCCTGAATTAGACTCGCCTTCTTGGATTCCTGATGCGCCTAATGAACCTGAACCATTAAATCCGATTTCGGAAGGCAGTACGCCAAAGTGACCTGTGATGGATGCGATTAGGTAGTTATCCATAGCATCGCTGAACTTCTCTGAGTAACCTTCCTCAAAGTTTAACTTACCACCGGGAACTAGAATACGAAGGCGGTTGCGGTTACCAGTTTGTCCTGACAAATCATCATTATAGATATTTTCGTATGAACGGATTTGGTCAGGCGACATCATGGATGACTCTGGCAATTCTAGGTATGACTTAGGCATAGTGCCGTCTGTAAACTCTGAACGAATCCATTGCTGGCGGCGTAGGTAAATATCAGCCAAAGGCAATGCGCGTTCGACTGGTGACAATCCGTACACGCTCATAGCGCGGCGGTTGCGTACAAAATATGCTAATTCGTCAGAGGTAAATTGACCATCAGCGGCTTCATCATCAATTGTTGCCGCGAACTCTGAACGAGGAAATCCATAAAGGATTTGTTGGAACGCTGGACCACTTTCAGGCATAGGGCGCATACCGCGGTCATCTAATAGCGGTTTAATGGTAGAACCATCTAAGATTTGTAACCCTCTAATTTCGCCACCTACAGTTATTTGTGGCCAAATAGCCCAAGCATCAAGAACATCAATCTCTTCAATTGCCATGCTTAACCAATCCACAAATGCTAATCCGTTTTGTGGGTCTGGTGTTTCCCAAAACTGGCGCATACGAGCAATCTCTGGCGCAAACTTTTCACGGGCTTCTGCCATAGCGCGTAGGTGGTTTCCACCTGACTCGGCAATAATTCTTTCGCTTGCTGATTCGCTGAGAACAATGTCCCAGTCAAGTCCAGTTAGTTTTGCTTTACGAACTTCAATACAACGGCGCAAGATATCAATTTGGTCAGCCGCGGCGCGTAGAGTCTTAAAAGGTACTAATCGCGTTTCAGTAACATTAATGTTTTGCGCGACTTGGTATTCATAGCGGCGTGGGTCAGGACGACCAGTATCAGGATTGACTGGGTTAAGTGCTGATGGAATAAGTGGCATTCCGGGAGCAAACGGAACGCTAGCCAACATAGGGTTGCGAGGTAACGGTGTGCTAACTGTGCCGTATTGTTGTGTAGCGATACCACCAACAGCGCGCATCTGCTGTTCAGTCATAATGCCTGTACCTGCTGGCAGATTTGGTGCCTTGTTGATTTCCTCAGCGACGCGTTTCGCTATGCGGTCAAGCAGACCCATGTTGGCTCCTATTGGTATTGTTTATCTATGAACTTAGTTGAGAAGGCAGTTTCCAATGGTGGAAAGTTAGCACCAATTGTTATTCCTAACGGCTTAACATCAGGTACAGGTTTGATGAACCCATCCATCTTTATTGATGATGATGGTGACATTTTAGTAAATCTTCGCCATGTTAATTACACACTTTATCACGCCGAGAACAAACAAAGGTTCTCTAGCAGGTTTGGTCCATTAAGTTATTTGCATCCTGAAAAAGACCAACGCCTTGTGACCGAGAACTATTTATGCCGCCTTGATGATGACCTAGTTATGACCAACTATGCCAAAGTTGAGATGCTCACCTTACATGAACCCATTTGGGAGTTTGTAGGGTTAGAGGATGCTCGCATAGTTCAATGGAATGGCGAGTATTTCCTTATTGGTGTGCGCAGGGATACCACCGACAACGGTGTTGGTCGCATGGAATACACACAGATTGACTTGAATAAGACCAACTGGACTGTGCGAGAAATCCATCGCAAGCGCATTGACGCACCTGCTCCTAATGAGTCGTACTGCGAAAAGAACTGGATGCCCGTAGCAGACCGACCATACACATTTGTAAAGTGGACTTTGCCTACCGAGGTCGTATATTCCAGCCCTTTTGGACAGGATACGGAACAACTATTTGTGCGCCACAGTATCGTGCCACCTGCCGACCAGCGAGGCGGTTCACAGATTATCAAGTGGGGCAGTATGTATATCTGCATCACACACGAAGTTAATCTGTTCAAGAACTACCTCAAACAAAAGGATGCCATCTACCGCCACCGCGTAGTCATTTGGGATGAGCAATTCAACTTTGCCGGCATGTCCAAGCCATTTAGTTTCTTAGATGGTCGCGTTGAGTTTGCGGTAGGTGCGGCTAAACAAGGAGATGACCTGCTTATTAGTTTTGGCTTCCAAGATAACGCGGCATTTGTCTTGCGAGTACCTAAATCAGTCGTTGAGGACTTAATTACGGAAGGTCTAGCATATGAACATTGAGTCGTTAGTCGTAGATTTATCCCGCGACCCATTTAACCCTAGTCTGAACTTTGATTTGGCTGAGGAATATCTACGCCTAAATCAAACCGCTAGTGCGGTATCGTTTTACTTACGCTGTGCCGAATATAGCGGTGAGGCTAGCCCGAAGGCTTATGCATCACTTATCCGTATTGCACAATGTTTCCACGACCAACAAGGGCGTGAATACTCGGTTACTAACTGCTTACTGCAAGCGGTTGCGTATGATGACACGCGCCCAGAGGCATACTTAAAGTTGTCGGAATACTACGAACGCGCTGGTCATTGGCAGGAATCTTATACATGGGCGACTATGGGTTATGCGTGGGCTAAGGCTGACCCTGAGCCACTACCCGCTGAAATTGGCTACGCTGGCTCTTATGCGTTGCTATTCCAAAAGGGTGTAGCCGCATGGTGGATAGGTCGTAAAGATGAATCGCTTGCTACCCTACACGCGCTCGCTGGGCTTAACATGAACCAAATGTACAAGGATGCCGTTGCCTATAACTTGGAGAAATTAAATGCTGTGCTTTGATATCGGTGCCAACCGCGGTGACTTTACCAATGCCGCACTTGCTCAGGGGTACCGCGTAGTAGCCCTTGAACCCGCCCCACGCGTCTTTAGCCAGTTGGTTGGTAACTTTATCTACAACCCTGATGTTGTACCGCTTAGATACGCTGTTAGCGGTAGCGACTATCAGACTGTGGAATTCTTTGAGGCTGATGAGGATGGTTTGTCCACGCTTAACCTTGACTGGCTGACCGACGAATCTATGCCATATGCAGGGAAGTCATATCGCACTATAAGAGCAACCACGATTACGCTGGACACGCTCGCGCTTAAATACGGCACACCTGACCTTATCAAAATAGATGTGGAAGGTGCGGAATGGTCTGTGTTCAAAGGGCTGAGTTCCAAGATGGGAATGATAGCCTTTGAGTGGACAGATGCCACAGTAGACCAACATCAGTTACAACTTGAATACCTTATGCATGGTGGTTATACAGAAGTTGGACCACAATTTATTGAGCATCATTGTGAGGAACCTGATATTTGGTACGACCTACATGACTTCAACCTTAGTAAGTGGATAATCCAAAACTTTAACTGGTGGGAAAAAGGTGGTTGGTTATCCTCTAACCTTCGACCAACGGCTGATGTGGGAATGCTGTGGGTGCGTTAAACATTTCATCATAGGTGCTTTTTAGCATTGAGGTAAATTCCCCGTTGCCACGGTCAATGATGGCAAAAGCCTTAATGCCAGTAATAATTTCAACTTCAACAAAAGTTACATTATCCATTTTACAACTCCACAAATGCGCCATAATAACCAGCGCTATTATTGTAACTGTTTAAGTTATATGTTCTTCCTGATGTTAAGCCGCTTGCAACTGTAATTGTTGCAGAGAATAAATTGCCAATTCCGCCCCAATTAACTACAACATTTGTTACAGGAATTTGAGTATTAGCAATAAAATCATACAAAGCAAGATTGGAAAAATCAATGCTACTTGGATATGTTCGCATAGTTTGCGGTGGTTGAGTAACAATATATGCAGATGTTGTGCTGGTTGCAACTGCATAACCTTGTGCTTCGTAGTTTGAGCCAGTTCTTCTAAAACCGTACCGCTGACATAATGCCAATTCAGCGCCAGGAAACCCGCCACCAGCAAGGGTAAATGGGGTTGCTACATTTGCGGCTTCAACCTGCACGCCCCAAATGTCATAAGCGGCAGAGGTTCCAAGAGAGTTTGCCATTGCAAAGTTAATTGCAACAAATGAACCAGTACCGATTGTTTTGCCAGCAATTGATGGCATAGTCATTGTGGTGCTAAAGCGTTGCCAAGTAGTTGTTAAAGTTAGAGGCCCACTTGTATTAACATAAACACTAGATGAGCCACCTGAACCAAACCATTGTTCCACATAAGCGCCGCTTAAAGTTGTTGTGCCTGAATTAGTTTTGGCCCAAAATGAGAATGTAATTGTTTGACCAGCAAATGTTCTAACATCTTCAATGCGTTGCAGAAAATAATCATCATAAATTGTTGGGCGTGATGTTCGGTTAAACCGCGCAAAATAAGTTGATTCATACCCTGCAACTGGTGCAGTTCCTGCAGTAAATGCTTGCTGAGAAACTGTTACTACATTTGAGCAACCTGCATACCAGCGATCAGCCGTATATGCGCTTTGATTGTTAAATGAAAAACTGGTTCCACGCGTCCAAATTCCAAAGTCAGCATTGATTACTCGATTTTTACCACTTACAAACGGTGCCACCGCCCCGCCTGAATTGTCTTGGGTATCTGCTACATCTCTTGCGCGGGTCATTAGTTGGCTCCCAAAAGTAGTGCGGCTTCATCGGCTAAAAGTTGTAGATCGGCCTCGCGTTGCGCTAATTCTTCTTTGCTCATTTCGCGTTCTGTAATTTCGCCAGTTTCAATATTATGAATTTTAATTATTGGCATTAGTTACTCCCAAATAAGTAGTAAGTTCCAGCATCAAAATTGTTGGCTGTCAGTTGAAGATTGATTTCAGTAATTGCTGTATTTGATGTGTAAATTCCAGAAGTCGCAACACCACCAGTAGTTGTCTGAGAACGAAACCCAACAAATGAGTAATTTTTATAACCAGTTGTTGAAAGACACCCACTAATTGTAAATGTAAAGTTT